CCCGCCACTGCGTGACGATGTCCTGCATCTCCTCCTCGGTCAGCCCCATCTTGTCCGCGCCGAACGCCCGGAGCGCCCCGACGCCCCCGCCGTAGCCGCAGGCCAGCTCCGCGATCTTGCCCTTCTGCCGCAGATGCCCGTTGACGCCGTGCTTCACGACCGGCACCCTGAACATGGCGGAGGCGGAGCTGCAGTAGATATCCCCGCCGCTGCGGAACACGTCCATGCGCCACTTCTCCCCCGCCAGATACGCGATCACGCGCGCCTCGATGGCGGAGTAGTCGGCAACGTGGAAGATGTTCCCCTCCCCGGCCACAAACGCCGTGCGGATCAGCTGGCTGAGCACGTCCGGCACGCTGTCAAAGCACAGCTCCAGCGTCTCAAGATCGCGCTCCCGGACAAGCTCGCGGACGAGACCGAGCCCGGCGAGATGGTTCTGCGGCAGATTCTGGACCTGTACGAGCCGCCCCGCCCATCGTCCGGTGCGGCCCGCGCCGTAATACTGCAGCAGCCCGCGCACGCGCCCGTCGGCGCACACGGCGCTCTGCATGGCCTCGTATTTGGTGACGCTGGTTTTCCCCAGCTGCTGCCGCAGCTCCAGCACGCGCCGCGTTGTGGGGTCGGTGGCCTTGTCCTTCAGCTCCAGCACCGCGGCCTTGT